TATCGAGTCTGGGTCCAAAGTAGCTAAATGTGTTTTGGTATTTTCATCATATCTCCAGCTACGTTTGAGAAATGAACTTTCACTGATGTCAATATATGGTTTACTTTCCGCTTCTTTATCAGCCATAGTGTACACGACGCCAATTTCGGCTAATGATTCACTAATTGCTGTATGATTAAACCACGGTATCTCATCACTAACACCACATATGTTATCATCACCATATGTCATCAAATTTACTTTACTCTTAAAAGAGTCACATTCTTTTTTAGGATTCAATTGATAGTAGGCATATCTCTGGTACAAGGAATTAACCAAACCATTGATAATGACAGTTAGAGGATGACCCGAAGGATTGCTCCCAAAAAATTCAATCAAATCACCATTGTAATTTTGATACGCAAAAGCAACATCATATGAAATTCCTCTCAATACTGTTACGTCTTCTTCATCATAATTTCCACTATGACGGCAGATTTCAATCAGAATCTTAAAAGCTCCCAATATGAAAATGGCCGACATTCGCTTGTCAAATTTACCATAATCACCTGCTACAATCTTGTGTTTACCAAAACGTATCAAATATTGGTACAATTGTTCCCATTCTGAAGTTTGCGCAACCAAACCTGGTCCAGATTCGAAAATTTGCTGATTTTCTTGTATCACACGCACACAACTCAAAAAGTATTTACGTACCAACATGGTCCAAGGTAAATTTGCGCCTGAAAACACTCGTGTCTTCCCAGCCAAAATCTTTCGTTGGGGCAAAGCCTCGTCTTTAAGATGTGCTGTGAACACACAGCCAGCACGGTCACCTGATTGATATCGTTCTAACATTTCTTCATACACTTGCATGATCTCTCCATCCACCTCTACTGGATCCATAAGATTGTGTTGTGGAGGTATTGGCTTCATGTAATATTTCTTACTCCTATTGAATGGATGCCCGGCGGATGTATTACGTTTGATTTTATCAACGTAATTCACCTTATGAGCACCATTTACAACAGTAAATAGATCGTATTTATGAACTTTTTGCAAATCATCGTTCGTGAGTGATGTGAGAATATCTTTCAAGAATGAATTGACACATTTATCAACAATGACAGTATCAATATTGTTTGGAATATTGAGGGAATCCAAAGCTCCGTTTCGCCATGGCACCCAAGTGAAAACTGGTTTTCCACAATCAGTTGCATAATCATACTTGCTTTGCATGATTTCAGCTATTATTGTAGGTTCGACTCTCGATTTGTGTTGAGCACGGTGCCCACTGATGGAACCGTAAGTGTTGGCATTCCCATCTCGAATATAACGCATAGTAGACTTACTATGAAGGGGTGTTATAATGGGGTGTTCATTTTGAGATTGCATCAAGGGAGGGTTTGCTCCAATGAGATATTGTTTACCAAATTCAACAAATTCTGAGATTAATGATCGGGACACATTTTTTGCCACAATGACATCTTCTTCGCCTGACATATGTATTCCAACAATACAATAACCTAATTCTGATTTGGCTAGTAGAATACTACCACAATCTCCCATCTGGGTTGCCTCCCCAGGTGACACAAATCCTGTCCAAACATCCATATTTTTGCCCAAGGCTAATATGTGCATATTGTTTTTCTTTTTTATGTTATTGACTTTCATAATCTTATCACAACCTTGTATGGTTTTAGAAATATAGAAAGCATGTGTATTTGCGGCAAAGGAATCCTCACAAAAATATTGAGTTAATATTTTTCTGGGTGGTAAACACCGAATGATAAAACAACAGACATCATGATCTTCCTTTCGGAATATGTCTTGTTGAGATAATGTAAAGCGGATGTTGCTATTCACACCAGTACTCGAATTGGTTTGTGTCAATTCCACAGAAAGATTACCTTCAGTAGGTAAACAGTGATTATTTGTGATATAAACCTGACCACCAATAGCAAAGATTTTACTCTTACGTTCTTTTCCTTCAGGTCTTTCAACAACGATCGATGCACAATTTTTGAGCAAAATGCTCGTTAATTGCTCAAATGGTAAACCCTTGCTAGAGAGTGTTGCTCTCGTGACATCAGCCGTTGTTAATTCAAATTCGTCCTTATACCATACAGCTTCCGTGGTATCATCATGCTTAGATGGACTTGGTCTGTGACCTGAATCTTTGGATTGATTAGCACCATGTATGGTCTTCGTAGAGCGGTAGATTTTGTATGCCGCGATCACTAAAGATATAGTAGCCGCGAGTGATAACATCACCTTTGGTTGCCGAAAACGTTGAGCTGCTTGGGCCCCTGCTCTATCAAAAACAATGCGAGCGAAGGCCGGATTGGTCATACATCTCCATGCAATCTGCGAAAACCAGCCTTGTATACCAAATACATTGCATAAGTGTATCAGTATGATATATAGTCCTTGTTTGAAGAACATCATCCACACATACAAGTAGGCAAAGTATATGAGTTCAGTGTCGACTGACTGTAGACACTTACAGTTTGCTTTTGGCATGTAACACAATTCACAAACTTTCACCTGCTTAGTGTGTTCCACCGCTTGCGATACAATAACTTGATCTTTATCATGCAAATGTATAGCAGACACCAACCATTGAATAAATTCAGGCATTGATGCATCAACAAGTACTTTTTGGAAAGTAGCCAATTGTTGTGTAGATGCATCACGAATTGGTGAAGGAATCACAATTTCCACTGTGAACGTCCATAGATCTTCATATTCATCTTCTGGAAGAGGTGGAGTTTGTGAGGGATCAAGCATACCAGTTGAAGCATGTCTGTATTCCTTTCGCACTGATGGTGTCACAACGTATTTCAATCTTCTTTGAACTGCACTTGGACAAGCGCAATAATGGTGTGCATTGAGGTTTTTTATGTTTGTTGAAGCAACAAACAACTTTGCCCGAAACGGTATTCTTCCTTTGTCCTCCAAACTGGCCTGATCAGGTGTGAAACTGATATCATTTACAATTTGGATTATCTCATCCATTGAGGCTGGATCACCTAGATTGGGATTTCGAAAAGAAAGATCATCACCAATAATCGTATGCATGTATGTTCGGAAATTATTCCAATATTTTTCTGCAGGGTTTCGGGTATAGATGTATGAATCATCATTATCTAATCCCTTAACTTTACAGAAATGTGCAATGATTATCCGAATCAAAGTTGATTTACCAATACCCGAATTACCGTTCAAAAGAATAGCAAATGGAGCACTTCGTGTTCGTGATGCTCCTCTGAATGATAAAATATCATGTTTGATATTAGTCATATCAGCAACATATCTAGCCACAAATTCTGCTTCGAATTTGCCCATAGATTTTTTGCACTTGCAGATATCTTTCCCTTTTTCAATCAAAGCGTCAAGCTTGTTCAAGAAAGCATTCTCATCCAAAGCTTCCAGTTGATTCATATGTCGAGCCTTTAATTTTACTTTTTCACAATCATCGTAAAATTTTTTGTATCGAGTAGAATCGTGGAATATGGAGGAGGAGTAACCTTCTTTATAGATCTGAAAACCTTTTTCACACAAAAATGACACAGTGTCAAGTACAGTGTAGATTAGATCTGGTCCGGCATGATATTTGTTTTTGAATGCTGCTGCTTCCAGTGCTGAATAACCAAAACTCTCATAGGAACACTCCTTATCTCGGAAGATAGTATAAGCTAACATATACATGATTAGCTTATACACCTTCTTAAATAAGGGAGAGTTTCTGAAAGAATCGTAATCATCCAGGTAATGTCGCATCTTCGTAAAAACATTATCTTCATCTTCATCGTCATCATCGGTTTGCAATGGCATAGGAAAAAGTTGTTCAATACACTTCTGTATCTGAGCAACAAAATCCTCAACCAAATCACCATTATAGTGGGTTCGTGCGAATCTATACACAGGTATTATCAAACCTGCTTTGGAATTGCACTGTTGTAGATCGTATAGGAAAAAACCAATACTTTCCACCAATGAGAAGGCATTCTTCTCTTTTATGAAATCACGACACATTTGTGATTTCGTAAAGGCTATATATGCCGCACCTGCGGCAAAAGCTGTACCAACAATCTTCTGTCCTTGTTTTGCTTTACGTTGAATCTCATCAATCTGCTCTTGTGAATAGATTTCATATTCTACTCCATCTTTGATAAATTTCTTTGGATATCCATCCAAGGGATCTTTATTGTAAATGTCATATTCATTGTCAGAAGCTTGTAATGGAAAGTGAATTGAAGGTCCATCTCCAGCATTATTGGAGGTATATTCTACGCCCAATTGAGATAATACAAATCTCAATAATAGCGTGAATACCAATTGAAAGAAAAAGATATTAACATAATATGTAAAATTGTTCTCATGTCCAAGACAATGGACAATCTGCTCAAGTATTAGTAAACTAATAAATGAAACAATAAACATAATAGAATATCTTTCTCTCATGGATAATGAATCCATGTAAAAAACTGAATTCACTGCTTTCTTCTTAGTAATACGTCTTACCGTATTACGTATTTCGTATTTTTGTTGTAATTTGCGTATTTTACTCTCCAAGTAAACGAATAACTCTGAATAGGTCTGTATATAACATTTTCGATACATAAAGTATTGGAAAATGTTAATAGGCCAATAAGAGATAGTCACTCCTGTGGAAAATAAGTATAAGCAAACACAAATCTTTGACAATACTGCAGGCCCATCACCTGCATTATTTGAGGAATATTCAACACCTAGTTGAATACCAAATTTGAAATCATTGATAATTTCAGGGGGTAGTTGAGTATGAGGTACAAATGTTAAATTCGGGTTGACGTAAACATCATTAGAGTGGTAATATCTACCTGAATTCGTGCGACAATTGGGTAATAGTCGGTACTGGGTTCGATCTCTCATATTCTGATAAACAAAATCTTCTTCAAAATCGCAATAAATTGCGTGTCTCTTTTTGAATTTGGATTTAATCATATCAAACTTCTTGTGAACCATCTGTGAGATGGTTCGATGGGTTTGCACCTTTTGTTTAAGTTGGGTTACTTGTAACTTATCATTTACAGTAAGTTCATTGAAATATGCATACATCTCATTCAAATTTTGTGTAACATCGTTTGATTGGGATGGAGCAGCGCCAAGCTTGCACTCCAAGGTTACTTTGGAAGTTGGGGTGGGTTTAAAATCGGAAACTCTCATGGGTGGGCGTACTCTGATTTATGGGACCGGTTATTTCTCCTGGCTTGGATATCCAATTATTTCTCCTGAACAGGATACAATTTTGTGCCTTGCGGCCGCGACAACTGGTCTCTTACCTGCGGCGGTAATATAAGTTATACTTATTATAAAAATATAATAAGATATAAAATATATGAGGGTCTATATATAGCAAAAATAAGCATACAGTAATTTAAAGTTTTTTCTTTCTTTTTGTTTGTTTTAATATATAGCTATAGAGCATCCGATCTTGAAAAGATCTTCACTTGCTGCATAGTAGAGTGTTTTAACATTCATTGGGAAATGGTGTTTGAAACAAATTTAACGTGATGTTATCTGTCACGTATCAATACAAGATAAAATTCGAATTTGCGATAAAATGTGGGTCATTAAGCAATATAAAAGTCCTGACGGATCATTCTATATTGGTATGATATGCCAGAAATTAAAGGTTTCTAATAAGAATCTTTATTGATGGTGGGTCTAGAAATTAAACGATCGACCAATAATCGTATAAAGTGGGGGAAAAAT